ATCTTTAAAGCTTTAAGTACGGGCCCAATAAACCCGGCAATGGCTGCATTGCTCAAAGTCTTTGGGTCAGTTATGCCCGATAAATAAAGGCACGCGACAGATGCAAGCGCCGCGCGCAAATACGACATCGCAGGCTTTTTTAATGCCTCAATTGATTTGTGCATTGGTTTTCTCCTTCTTAGTTGATAGGCCCAATTTCTCAATCAATGCAGCAACTTTTGCTTCATCAAGTGAAATCTCGAAATGCATCTCATCTTTTCTGCCTTTGTAATCTAGGCCAGCCCGCAAACCATACTTTTTGCATAACGCTTGAATCAATGAAACCTGCAATAATGTAAAAGTACCAGCTGCGCCTAGTGGATGTTTTGTCGCGTTAAGGTCAATCGCCGTACCGCTTGAATGATTGCTCAGCACTGTTTGGCTTCCCCTGATTTCGCGGTAACAATAACCCCAGTCATCATTGCCATCATCTATTGCTTCAATGTGCTCATGGAATTGCGAAGCAAATGCGACCAATAATGGCGCGACCTTTTCCGCGCATCGTAATTTAACGCCCGAATCTGCAATAGCGTATGACCTCACGCCAATCTCGTTTGGGTCTTTAGATGCTGGCCACCCGTTTTGGCTAGTTACCAAGTGCCGCTATTTCATCCGCAGTTAATCCAAGTGCCGCAAGTTTTGCCTGTGCTGATTGCTTAGCGGCGGCTTTGTTTGTTTTGTTATCCGCTTCCCATTTATCAAATTGAGCAAACCCATCTTTATATTGTTTTTCTGTTAATGGCTCACAGTCTATGAATGAGATACCTTCATAAGCATCTCCAATTTGAACATAACCGCCATTAGGAATTAAATAAGATAAAACCTCGCTATTTGTTGCCATTGTTATGCTCCAATTTCCATAAGTGTAATTACGCTTATTCCCGTACTGCCTTGCTGATAATTTAATTGCGCGCCGCCGCCTGTTGATAATAAACGACCTTGCGTTTTGTAAGTAACCGATGAAGTAGTTGCTGGGGAATCTAAATAAGTTAATGGAATTACAGTCTGGTAGTCATAGCGACCTGCTGGCGCAACGCTAAAACCTGCGGCTTGCTGGTTTGATTGAACATCGAACACGGCAGTTGCATCTCTAACTATTCGTAAAGTCGAAGTTAAAACTCCACCCGAAGTTGCCAAAATATAAAGTTGTTGATTTATGAATACTAAAATTTTGCTAGTGTTAAGCGTTGGAGTTATTGAAACGCTCAAACCTGTGTCCGTAAAAGTAGTGCTCGAGAAGGTTGTAGCGGTTGAATAACTGGCTTGGACTAATTGTAATAATTTTCCACCGCCGCCTGCTGGCGTTGCCCAAGATGGCACTCCGCTTGCGACAGTAAGCACCTGAGCAGATGAGCCAATACCGAGTCGAGATAATGCGCCCGAGCCTGTGCCATAAACCAAATCGCCGTTTGTTGTTAGTGTGCTAATTGTTGGCGTTGTTAGTGCTGGGCTGGTTAAAGTTTTATTTGTAAGAGTGTCAGTAGTTGCGCGACCGACTAGCGTGTCGGTTGATGTAGGCAGCGTGAGCGTTCCCGTATTGCTAATGCTTGAAATTATTGGCGTGGTTAAAGTTTTATTAGTTAGCGTTTGCGCGGTTGTTTTGTCTACTGTGACAGCTGTGTCAATCGCCACTGTTGGCACTGGCCCAGTTCCAGAAGTAACACTTATGCCGTTGCCTGCTGTAATGGCTGTGATGTCACCCGAAGCCAAAGCGTTCCATGCCGCACCATCATAATAAAACACTGTGTTTGAGTCTTGCAGGTAGCTCATCATGCCTTCAGCCAACACTGCACTCAGCGCACTTGTGCGCGCCGCTGAAGTAGCAAACACCATTACGGTCTGCTCGTTTAAGTATGTATTTACTTGCGCAGCGGTTAAAACATCACCGCTTGCAAACAATTTATATCCTGCACCAGCCATTTTATTTTCCCCTTAATAGCTTAAAATGCTTGTGGCATCATCAAGCTCTGAGTAGTCTAATATAAAGCTATCAATAATAGCCTCTAAAGTAGTAAAGTTTTGCTTCCAAGAATTTGGGGTAATCTGATAATTAACGCCAAACACTTGAAGAGTTTTGGTAAGGATTGACCCGCCGGGTTGGGTAGTGCTGACGGTTACGGGGTCAAAGAAATCTAACTCAAGGGCTGCCAGCACCATTGCAGCATTGGGATAATACAAATCAAGGATTAGCGAATCGCATCTAATAGAAGTTTCTGCCCGGCTGGCAATGTAAGCCTGCGCATACTGCAAGGCATCGGCATCACTAGAAAACATAGTTGCGGTTTGATTATAGGAATGCGCAAAATACTTGGTTACGCTAGGAGCATTAACTACTGTTTGCGCCGTGCCACCTGTACGGGTAACGCTTGCTTGGTTATACACCAGCACATCATTCAGCACCCAATCGGCATTAAAATAAGGCAAATTTGTGCCGTTGTCGTTAAAAACTCTTGGCGTACCAGATACAGATGTTGATGTTGTTGTGCGGTTTTTGAATACAAAGCTGCCCGATGCATCTACATAGAACGCGCCAAACTCTACTAACTCGCATTTCTGCGCAGCCGATAACGCGGTGATTGCGGTATTGGGATTGGCTTGCACTGTGCTCAATCCTGTTTCAATTTCGCGCATACTTGCAGGCCATGAGATTTGGTCAAGAATTAAACCGATTCTGGTGCTGGTTAAATCCCCGGCAGTGCTGCCCGCTACGGTAGTTATTTGAGCCATTTGCACCAGGCGCATTGCATCGACAGCCTGAATAGTTGTGTAGGCTAAAGTTTCAATTGATTCGTTTGGCTGTGTAGTTAAATAATTTGTGATAAATCCTGAAAATAGCGGATAGGTAACATTCAAACTTGTAGCTGTTATTAACACTTTGACCATTGGATTAAGTGAATTGTAATAAGGCCCGCTCACATTTTGAGGGTTAAAATCACCGTTTTGGTCAAGAATCCGCAACGATAGTGTGCCTGCTTGGAATTGGTCAGCCTGCGCATTGCGCCCGCGTTGGATTGAAATTGCATTAATTAGGTTTGAAACATCCACGATAACTGCAGCAGCATCAGCAAGAATATTTGTGTCAAGAATACCTGTATCTAAAATCATTGCTTGTGCAAATGATGGTCCAGTTGAAAAGTTAATAAAGGCCTGAACGGTTGGGGCGGTCATATTGCGATGTTTCCAGCGTAATTAATTGAAGTGCCATAACGGCTGAGGTTTTGTAATGTAGTTTGAATTGCATCTGCCAGTACTTGCTCGCTGCCAACTACTGAGGTATTTACTGTTACATAAATATCGCCACCTGATGCGCCAAAGTCATGATGCCTTGTGGATGCACTTGGAGTTGGGAAAGTATCAACAATGCTAGGCATATCCGGCGGCAGATTAGTTGGCGGGAAATAATCATCCATCCATTCTGGTTGGTTGCCGGGTCGCAACGAGCTGCCTTTGCCTGTATATCCCGGCCCCGGCACGATTGGATTAGGCGGTGGCGGCAACACAATTGGATTCTCATTAGATGGCCTGCCTGCGGTTGGAATTTTATTGAGCAAATTAATATAAGCCAACAAAGCCGCATAACGCGCATCATCGGCGGCGCGCTGCGCAGCGGCAACAATGTCAATTGAAGTCAGTTGAGCTATTTGCAATAACTGTGTTTGCGTTTTCTGAGAATAAAATTGGGTTTCATTAAGGCCACCAAGTTGAGCAACTGCACTGTAATATTTATTTAATGCTTCGCCGCGTAATCTTTCACGGTCTGCCTCATTCATTTTGGAAGTATTAATGGCTTGTAATTCTGCAATAAACAATGTATTGATGGCTTGCAATTGGGTGTCGCTGATTTTATTTATACCTGATAGCTTTGTCATGTCGCTAGATAGTTGCGCTTGTTCTAATTCTTTCATGCGTTGCAAAGCTAAATCAGCATTGTCTGTTTCTATGGCTTGCATGAGTAATAAACGGGCGCGCGTTTCTGCATCGTAGGTATTTTTCAATGCCGCTGCAATGCTGATTTGTTTTAAATCAAGTATGGCTGCGGCGGCTTTTAATGTTGCATTTTGTTTGTCTGCTTTTGCTTGCGCCGCCGCTTGAGTTTTAGCTGATTTTGCAGCATCTCTTAAACGTTTTTCATCTAAGGCTTTTTGTATTTTAGCAGCTTGATACATCTTGGTAACACTATTTTGACCAAATATCCATTTACTCGATGCCCCTGCTTTTTCCGATGATGAAGTAAGTGCATCCATAGCTTTAGATGCACCATAGATTAAAGCAATTAAACCCGCGGCATACAGGGCAGCACCTAATGGATTTAACACGCCCATTTGGGCAATGGCTGTTGTGATAGACATAGTTCT